CAGCTAACAAGGTGGGGTCAAAACCAGCACCTGCATAGACAGGAAGTCCTCTTGATGCCCCATGAGCTACTTTCGCCAGGGTAATAGCGTTATCAGCAACTACTGGAGTTGGAATAGCAGCCCATCCAACGTCACCCTCTGCTCCCGATGCAGTTAAAACGTATGCGGTTGTTCCAGCAGCTAGTCTTGTGGGGGGTCCACCGGAACCATTATAAGTAAGAATATCTCCACGAGTCCCGTGTTCCATCATTGCTGTAGTCACATAGTCATTTGCAATGGACAAATCATGGTTATGGTCACTACGAGCCACTGTTGAAGCAGAACCAGCAGCACCTGAAGAGCTTGATGTAACTGCCCCAGGTTCACCTGATGCCAACGCATAGTTATTGATGGGAACCCAGGCTGAACCAGAATAGATGTAAAGTAAATCTTCGTCATCTACAAAGGTACACATGCCTTCTGTTGGGGTTGTAAAAACCCACGTTGAGCCTGATGCGGGGTATTGTGCTATGTAGTTTTCTTTACCTGACCATACCCCAGACGCAGTGGCGGCAATAATATATCTATCGCCAGCAGCTTCCCCCCCAGGAGGCGCAGTAAGACTTTTATCCTTAACACTATCCTTGAATTCTCCTACACCTAAGTGTGCCGCAGTAATAACAGCCTGAACCTTCTCTGCGGACCAAATATCAGTGCTGCTTGTCCCGCTGTCGTTTATGGCTAATCCTGCTGCTGTAGCTCTTACCCAAGTGGACCCGTCACAAAACCATAAACCGTGACTGGTAGTGTCAGTATAAAGTCTTCCAGCTACAAGATTCCCAGAAGGTTCCCCTGCACCTGAAAAACATCTACCAACTACATAGTTAGCAGCAGTAGAACCATCACCGACATAAACTAATAGTTCATCTGTAGTAAACCCTAACTCACCAGCAGCCAAAGCTCCGCGTGTAGTTAGCTGTGCTTTCGTTCCTCGTCTTATCTGAATAGTTGCCATGTTCGTATCTCCTTAAAATTCTCCCCCATCTAGGGGTTCTTCGGTTACAATGCTACCTATCTCAATAGGAGCATCAGCGGAAGTAATTGACCCACAATCTATTCCTGCCACATAATGACCATGTTCTTCTGGGGGTCTTGCATCTGATAAACGTGCGTCGTTACCGACACATGCTGTATTAGTAGAACTACCGTATAAGACAGCAGCATTTAGTTTTCCCTTGGCATCGTCATAAGCAACCGACATACCTGTTTCGGTATTACTTGCCCACATTCCACCAGCCGTATCTTGAACAGCTTCAGTCCAATCACTTACAGCCGTGCTTGCAATGTTTATTGAACTATGATTATGGTCGCCCGCTGCGGCATTTGTTGAGCCTGTCCCTAACTGTGGGATTAATCTCCATACTGCGGCTCCGATTGTCTCCGCTACACATATCCAACCATTCCCCGCATACAACCATAGATCGCCATTACGAACACCGTCAGCGTAATCATCGCCAGTAGTCGGAGTGCCGGTCCCCTTCCATGTTCGAGGGACTCTTGCGCTTAACACCCACCGTTTGTTCGCATTGTCGGGGTCTGGAGTGTCTGGAGCAATAATGTAGGGACTATCCTCTGCACCACCATTGTCGGCATCAAGCACATGGATATAAACTCTAGTGGGGTTACTACCGACAAACACTATTGCCGTGTCCCCATCGGTCAGGTCTACACCGGCCAGGCTATCAAGCGCAGCGGTTGTCCCGCCTGTGAGCAGAGTTTTGGCGAAGTTGAACCCACCTGATACCAGCGCTGCAAGTTCTTGAAGTGTCTCGGTTAAGTCAGTAAAATTTGTATTACAAGCCTCGAAACACCCATGAACACTATCTGCGGGTGTAACGAGGTCTATTAGTGTCGGTGTATAGGGCATTATGCCTCCGTGTTATTCTGCTTGTCGTTGAATTTCTGCGCCTAGCCTGTTTATGAAGTCTTCTAACGCTCCGATAAATGTGCCGGGGTTAATACCATCTGGTGTTTGGTTGATTAGCTGCTTCTGTAAAAAAAGCAGTTGTGAAAGTAATTGTATTGTCATTGGGTCTATGTTTGAATAAGTCATTGTTAATTCCTCTGCAATATTAACTGTCCTGTCGCTGTGATCATTGCAACACCACCACCATATATAATATTAGAAGACCCATAAGCGGATTGGACTAGCCCTCCAGTAAAATTAGTTATAGGAGTTGTAATGGTTGTTGGTGTGTTGTAGTAGGATATATCAAGATCTACGAAGTCCTTGATATACCAGCTCTCCCCACCCCAACGTTCATTAATATAACCTGTTTCGGCAGCGAAATGGCCTATAGAGCCAGATGTAATGGCGTTACGCCACCATGCTGTGGTGGTCCCTGTTCTTGATATAGTAGCTGATCCAGCATCTCGCAATACTAAGCCTGGCAGGTTAAAAAATACGGAATATCCGTTAGTGATTTGTAGTGTAAATACATTGTTACTAGCAGATTGATTATTAAAACTATAAACATTCCAGGTTCCTGCCATTGTATTTGTATTCGATAGTCCCACATAGCCTACTAGAATTAAATCTGTGCCTAAAGTCTGAAGTCTTGAGTATAAGTTATCTGGACCTTGTGCCAACATAACTAATGTTCCGTTACTATGTAAATAAACGTAATATCTGACACCTGGAGCGCCAGAGACATTAAGCCACAAGCCAGATGGAGGAACATTAACCCTGAGTAAACCAGAGGTAACAACCACCGTAGTCATACCACTTGTCGGATACAGAACGACCCAATTTGCATTGTAATAGTCAAGTCTAACACCAAGTCCATTAGATTGTTGTATTGAGAATACGTTCTGTGCAGAAATTAATGATGCTAATTGATTATAATAACTATCCATCATTTGTTGGTTTTTATAGCTAGACCATAATGTGTTGGGTGAAACATTAACATCGTCTATAACTAACATCGGTTGATTTATAGAATCAGTAACATACGAACCAGTAAAATAGCCCGTATTATCCATATCAAGCGTAGCAACCCACCTGGCATTATTCCCCGGATAGTTGGCGCTCAAGTAAGCATCGCTTGGGCTTCTGAGGCTGAGAAACAACTTGCAAGCTAAACTCCCCCAACAAGGTCTATCGTTAGCTAGATACAAGTAAACAGGAACAGTAGTATGTTGATAAAGCTGTGTTCCACTTAAACTTAAAGGGCTTGATTGGTTAGCTTCTGTGTAATTATATAAAGGAGATGTCCTTGTTATTTTATGAACAGTAGAATCAGCAGAATTATAGAGCTGTGTCCCTCTACCTCCCACCATAACAATTCCAGACGTTCCCTTGCGTCGTATAACCCTCATTTCTGAGGTTGATGTATATTCAAGTGTCATTTCAGCCAATCCATCAAAGTATGCCGGATTTAATGTAGCCTGTCGTATGGCCGAAATGTTGGCCGAATATATTAGTTTCCGAACACCGTCAGTCCGAACCTGCCCAATATGCCTAGCCCAATAGCCTCTCCATGTTTCAGCTAATCTACCTTCCTCTGGTGTTTTAGTAGAAAGGAATACCCTTAGTCGTAGGTCTTTGTTGATATAATATGGCCCTGTTGTCCCATTACCAGCACCCTCGTCATCGTCGTGCCACGGTCTATTCGTTGCAGGGTTTATAGCGTTATCATTATAGATGTCGCTGTCATTAGAGATATAGACGTAATATAGTGTGTTTACTGCTATCGTTGTATAATCAAAGGTTAACAGACCATTACCATCAACCAGTATTCGAGTATCCGTAATATTTAAGTTTAGACTTTCACCAATGAAGTATAGCCTGCCCCCAATAAACATCTGTCCGGCGGTTCCATAAGTCCTGTCTAGTTGCAGTGTGTTTTCATCTACGAATTCTAAATCGAAGTCACTGAACTCACGGAAGGTTTCTTTGAGATCAGCGGCACGAGAGATGTTCATGTTAACTTCGTAGAGAAATTCTACTCTGTCCGAAACATTGGCAGGAACGGCGGTCTGGCACTGACCTATTAGAATAGCGTTATATGCGTCAGTTGTGGACATTCCTAGCCTATTATTTATAGGCTCAGTCTTTGAACAAAACAGTCTTCCTCTAAAGTCGTAAGTTGAAAAATTGAAACAATCATTTTTGTTGGCTAGGTAGACCCAATATTCTTCAGGATTACCTTCTGTGCTATGCTGTAATAAAGATGTTGAAAATGATTCTGTTTCTTCCCACCAATCCAAGACAGGTGAAAATGAAAATACACTGGTGCGTTTAGATGTATCAACAACAGCTTCATTGACGGTTGTATATTCAAAATCACTATTAGTTGGGCGTAGAGATAATTCTGTTGGGCTTACATAGATTAGCTGGATGTCAGGGTTTAGTCCTCGTAGTGTTTCCCCATACATACTGACAGTGCTAACTATTCCGAGGTCGTCGTTAAGCCCGCTGATTCTCTCTCGTTCCCACGCCTCACCTGTCCAGAAAACAGGAACATCGGGTTCAATTATTTTATGACCTTCACCTACCTTAAAGCCAGAGGAGGGAAGAAAACTAGGTCCACCTGTTACGTCAGCATACCATTCTATTTCGTGCCAGCCTTCTTCCTCTGCGCTCCAAAAGAAGTATCTCCAAATTGTTTCACCATCGCTTCCAATTCTGTCTACAACCCTAAATACGGTGTTAGGCTCCTGTGTCTCAGTTGGAAGCAGAGTCACGCTAGACGCTTGGTCAACTTCTTCAGGGATTAACTGCCATGTGCCTTCCGACCAAAAATAGTAATAGATTAATTCCTGTAATCTTGAAGGATCACCATAATAATTACCTTCAGGTGAAACCCTGTTTAATTCTTTCCCGTAATTACCGTCCTTTATGTAACCAACTCTAGCCGGGTCTGCGGGATAGTTTGTATAGCCTAGCTTCTCAATATCGTCTTCTGATGTCTTTGCGTTTGTCCATTTAGTATTTGCTGCGAGTTTCGCTGCATCAACTGATGCTAAGTATGTGTCTATCAAGTCAACGGCTGATTGTTCAAGAAACCTAACATTCCCTGTCCTATATGATTCAACCATTGTTGCAATAGCGTCAAACGCTTCATCAATCGTAGGCAAGGAGTCTCTGACAGTATTAGCGCAGGCTTGGTAAGTTGCAAACTTATCGTTGATTTTATCGAGTTTAGCCTGTGTTGGGGTAGAGATAAAGGCAGGTAAAGCCGCCCTGTAGGTAGTTATGGCAGTGTTTTCAGCATAGGTTTTGTTAAGGAATACCGCAGTTGTTGTCATATCTCTAATAGATTGGACATACGAATATAGCTGGAGCATTACTGCCTGCGGCAATTCAGCCTCAGTGTACGCTCTTGTAGCCTCGTCGTTAACTATATTCAGATATTCGTCTATCAGAGTTGTAGCCATATATTATGCGCCTGTCTGGTTAGGAGCGCCGTTATCTGTATGATAACCTGGACTGCCTAACCCTTGTGTCGGTCCTTTTAATTCAGATTGTGACGGAACAGCGGAACTAGACGATTTAGCGTGGAAGTTAAAATTAACTATCTCAAAACCTTGTTGGATAGAATGTTCCTTTTCCTCAATCTTAACTTCTTTCCCAAACACCTTCCAACAAGCTAAAGCATGTTCATCCCACGCTAAACCACCTTCGGACTTGGCCTTTTCTTTGCACTGTTCCTCTGTTTTACCTTCTGGTAAAAAACCATAGCCAGTTTTCAAGGCGAGAGCCGCCATAGCCCTCGCCACATTGTCAACTGCACCTTGTCCGCTGCTACCTTCAGCCATCTATCTCTTGCCCTTCTTAGTAGCCATTTCCTGAACCATAGCCTCTAATGTTTCCATGCGGCTCTTTAAATCCTCATTCTCTTTTTTGAGCTTTTCTGTCTTTTTATCAGCCGATGTAGGCACTCGTTTCATCCATCCGTTTGCCATATTTCTCTCCGTCCATCCTTGTGGCTTATTTATATCTGCAATTATCATTATGAACAGATGCCTCGTATCTTTTTAACCTTGGGTGTTACCACTCTATTACCTGTTTCGAGGTAGAATCTAAGTCGGCATTGAGTAAATGGATTAACAACCATTGTTACCGTTCCACCGAAACTACCGTTACCTGCAATGTCGGCCCCTGTAGTTGCATCAACCAACTCAAAGTCATCAGTGGTTACGTTTACAATGCGCCTAATGCCATTAGCATTGGTATTTCCCGTAACACCAGCTATCAACACAACAGTGTTTTCTTCGTAACCGTGACCTGCGCTTGTGCAGACAATAGGTGTTGCATTAGTTGCATCAGTAATTGAGACTTCGCCTCTAGTGTTAAAGGTATATTCCTTGTAAGTGCCATCACCTACGTTGGTTGGGACAAACCCTGCGGCTGGTTTTAATTCAACCCATACCTCGCCATCATCTATTGAATAGTAGGGTGTAACACTTCTAGTTCCGCTACCATTAACACCGTCGGTATTTATGTCGGCCACAACAACGACTTCGCTACAATTCTCGTCGAACTCAGCGTTAGTCCCGATATAATCGCCATCTTCTGCGTTGAGTAGAGCAATTATGCCCGCACCGCTATCTAATATCTGGAATGTTGCGCCTGTCCCTGTGACATCACACATAATTTTAACTTTAGTAGCTACAGACGAGAGGTCAGTATCTATCCCAGGTAAAAAGGCCGACCAGTTAGTTCCACTGTCCACGCTATAGGCCCAATACATATTACAGCCTGTAGGCATAAGATGTGTAACCGCAGTAATAAATGCACTTGCCTGAAGTCCAGTAATTTCGTCGAAAACTACCTGTGCAATGTTCTGGAAATTGGCTTCACCTAATTCAAAGGTTAAATCCCAAGTAGCATGAGGTTCCCATGTTGAGTTGTTGGGGCTTGTAAATAGCACTCCACCAGTTGCTTGCGCTCGCAGCATTGTGCCATCGGAAACATTAACCTCGCCCATCTTGGCAACCCAAACATTGTAGGTTGTGGTATTACAATGAATGACTACACAATATTCACCTGCGCTATAGCCAACCATCTCGTCAAACGTAAACGTGGTTGCCAAACTAGCGTCGTCTGATATTGCAATACTCGCAGGGTAAAGCGTTTTACTCTGCAACACCTTCATAGTAGGTGAGCCGTTAAAGGTTTCCCTTATTTCTACTGTTACAGGAAGCGTTGCATCTTTAGATTGAAAATACAGCTTAACGTAACTAATCCAGCGAATACCCGATTCAACAGCAAATGTTTGGGCTAATGGATCGCCGTAATGGAACAATCGTCCACCTAAAGCGTCAGGACCAACGACAACTTCTCTTTCTGTCGTACTTAATATCCCCATGACTGTTTTTTGATGTGTCTCTAGGAATCCCTGGCTTGTAAACACTCCCATTGCGTAAGTTTCTTCGGGGTCTGCGGCTGAAAACACATTAATGTTTTTTCTACCCACTGCGATACCCGAAGGCATAACAAACCTAGCTGTAAGTTTTCCTGCGCCACTGGAAACAACTGTTGATTTACTCTTATAAGTAGAAACTCCAGCAACAGAGGGAGATACATGCAAGAAATCAACAGGAACCCCGTCTATTGTGCAAGCCATATCAGTGCTAGGCAATACGCCATGAACCTCTACATTGATATAAAAAGGGCTACCATCTTTTGTAGTCCTGCAATATGGGATTACTGATAAGTCTACAACCCTGTCAGAAACTTCAACTAACGTCCGTTCAGGGATAATTTGCTTATAGGCACCGCTACGCTCTATGGCTGCGTTAACTCCGCCTCCACTAGCAGTTGACCAGTGTACTCCGCCTGTCCCTGTTAGATTATTGTTGTTCTCTACCATACTCCTAGCGGCCCATCCGCCAGAATTGTCCCAAGCTATCTTCCATGCGCCCCAAGTAATCTGTCTAGCAAGTTCAGCGTTAGTTTGCTGAACCCAATTCATCTGCTCATCGTAGTTAGCATCTATTAACGCCATTTGAGCCACATCAGTCCAAAAGTCTTCGAGAGGCGTAAGACTCATCGTACCTAGCCAACCATAAAGTTCATTTGGATTGACGTTTAGAATCGCTGTAGCTTTAGGTTGTGACAGAAACACCGTAGGGGAGTAATCGAAAACAACCACTGAACCTATTTTGGCAATGTTGGTTGAGTTAACCAAATCAACAGATAGGCTTTGTCCGTCTTCAGATGCAGGAAGCCTTAGACACTGTTCACTGCCATCTATGGCTACGTTAAAGGTTACACCATTAGTATTAAATGCCACATCAGAGTGCTTAAAACCTATTAGTGGGTCTGTAAAAATTCCCTTAGCTTCAGCAGCAGCGGGATTGTCCGCAGCGTCTTTCTGAACCTCAGTCAATGCAGCCTGATATTTTAATCTATCAATCTGGCACTGCATTTCATTAACAGACCAAACAGTTTTCCTCTGAACTTCCAGCTTCTCAATCATTACGTTTTCTGGATAGTAGGTATAGGGTGGCACTGTTAGCTGTGCAATAGTTAGTGGGCCAACCTGATTAGCTGGTATTGGAGGTAACACCGCAGGTGCGCCAGGAATCCTAAAAAAGTAACCATCACTTCCCAATGCAAGTTTATCCACACGAGCCAGATAATAATCATAGTCAAGTCTTGGTGAATCATTAACTGTTGGTAACACTTTAGCCGCATCTCCAGTTGAGCCTACTCTACGGAAATCAATACAATCCCTTAACTGAGTAACCCCATCAGGAGCTAATTCAATTTCAGGATAGTCGTTAACATAACTATCAGGGCTTACATAATCACCCGCAGTCGATTTCCAGTATTCGAATGTGACGTAGTAAGTTGCGGCTGTAGTAGGTTGACCAAGAGGGGCCGAGCCTTGCGCTCCCGCAGCACTCCAATCAATTGCGCTTGTCCCAAATTCAATTGAAGGAACAGTTGAACTATTCTTGGTTAACGAATAAGAAGAATACTGGTCAGTTGATTGACCTGAACTGTTGTTTACTCTCAGGATTCTAATAACATCGCTTGCATTCCCACTTAAGCCAGCAACAGCATCGCCACTCACTGACTCAACTGCGGTTCCACCTGTAAATACTATTGTGTCTGAACCGTCTTCAGAGCCTTTTGTAATAGTTGCGTCGGTTACTGTAACTCTAACCTTAGTAACCTGAGTTGGGTTATAAGAGTGCAAATACTTGAGGTAATATGTCGCCCCATTGCTAGGGTCTGAACCACCCAATGACCAATCTATGTCGCCATCAGTTCGCTTAAAATCTGTAAGGTAGATAAAATTGTATTTACTGTCGTGACAATCAGCCAGAGTATTACTTACACCCAACAATGTGCTTGCGGAATAATCCATACTATCTGTGTCACTTCCGCCATCTCGAACAACTGATTCAACCCTCTCCGTAATATATGAAAGGTCTGTAATCTCTTTGACGTAGTTGTCGTCCATTTCATAGATGCGAGTTCCAGTAACATAGTAGGTTCCAGTAGCTACGCCGAGAATTGTGTAAGCGTCTGATGCCACGGCCTCAACGGTCAAATTCTTACCATCACACGCTTTTATCATTACGTGCGTGCCACTTGCAGCGCACTGGACTAGCGGATACAAAACACCATTTGTTGGGTATGCGTTAATGCTAGTATTGATAGCTGCGGACACATCGGCGGCTGTTGCTGCTGTTAGTCCAGCACCAAATGTCACTGTATGGCTACTTCCCGCACCTACCTTAATTTTAACAGCTAAATTGGCAACATTGAAATTCTCTGAGGTTGTTCCAATAGTATAGCCACCAGTTGCATCGAATGAGCCTAGAACACTATTATTGACACTACCAACGTCCCTAGCTTTAGGAATCTCAACAGTCTGTGTAGCGATAGTCTCAATCTCGTTACCTTCTACATAGGCTTTACCTGAGTAGATATAGGCTGTCATCAGCGTATCATCGTCGTCGATGTTATCTTTAACTGAAATCTGAAATGGTCTGACTACAAAGTTACCAGAAGTATCAAAAGTCCTTCGAGCCATTTCCTTCTGAAGTTCAGTCTTCTCACTCTTGATAACCGTGAATACTGGAGCATTGTCGATGAACTCTCGAATATCAACCTGCCCAGCTGTATCAACAACCCAAGTAATCGTGTAAACTAATCTGTCTGCCCCAGCTTGAGCATACTGAAGGTCAACGCCCTCATCCTGATTTTTGATATATGCGTCTGTTCCTGATGTCACTACGGTAGGCGTAATTGTTAAGCCAACAACTTCTTTGCCACTTCCAGTTAGTGTAACCTGTCCGGCTGGAACAGGAACATACTGACCATCTAACTGTATTTTGCCCTCAGTAAAGTTCCAGGTGGTTCCACTAACAAACTGCTCTGCCAAGCCCTCGATGATGTCGCCGTTTTTATGGATAGCTGATGCAATGTCTTTATCCGCTCGCTGCAATATCCACTGCATGTCCATAAGCTCTTGTCGTTGCAGATACCTTCCAGCGTGAAACAACATTGCTCGCCATTCAGGTCTACCTGAAGTGTTTTCTACTGGAGCAACTACCGTGGGTGACACTGTTTGGTTCGTATCATTAAAAGACCACGGAGCCGCAGTTGCTTCCCCAAGATACCTGTATGAGCCTGTAGAGAGTTTGTAATATTTAACGCCCAACACGCCATCAGGAATTGAGTCTATGGTTAACGCAACATAATTACCCGAAGTCAATACCGCAGGTCCATCAGTTACGATGACAATGGCGCATGGCGTGGTTTGACCAACGAGCGAAACAAAGGTGGCCACGTATGAATAACTCGTAGAGCCTGTGGTCCCAACAACCGCTGCGGATAGAATAGGCTCCGCTAGGTCATCCATAGCCCTGAGTTTATAGTCGCTAATCTGTTTTGAGTCTAAGAAGCCCATTCTATATTCTCCTAATTATCTGAATTCAATCATAATTTCTATTACTTCAAGTCTTGTGTCAGTCATAATGGTCGCTACATCATTGTCTAGGTATTCCAGTAAGCCTTCTGAGCTAACATTTGCAGGGGCAAGCCATGAATCAGATTCATGGCCCAATACCGGAACGAGGTTACTAAATAGCGCAACCTGCCGAAATGTCTCGTAAGGCTGTCCACTGGTCGGGTCAAAACGAGCCAGCATATAAAGGAATCTTGCCCCTTCGTCTATTGCGTCTACGTCAGCAACAAATTCGTATTTGGTTCCGAGATGCGTAACGTCTTCACCAGTGCTAACAACTTTACAAAGCGTAACCTGTGTAGGAGTAACGTACACAACAGGTTCCTCAATGGTAGAAGCAGTCGGTGACGGATCAGGTGGGTTTTTTTCATTGTCCCATGCGGTAGTTCGTCCAATAGCAACCCAATAAGTTGAGTTTGTCTTATGGAGTAGTCCCCTTCGCGCGCGGCCTTGGTATGTAGTGACGGCCATATTAATATCTCCTATGGTTCTTCTTCAGTTTTTTGGACTCCAGCCTGCAAAGCAGCCTCATATTCTGTTAGAGGAATAGCCTCGTCGCCTTCATTGCCTAAAATATCATCTATGTTTCCAGGCAGGTTGCTGTCTCCAGTTAGATAACCCTGTGCAACGGCAAGCCCTTCTCTGTAGCCAGTTATTTGTGTAGCCCAACCAAGCGATTCAAACTCATCGTAATTATCTAATTGGTGAATCCCGTAACGACTCTGTGTAGCCAACACCTCAAATACGCCGAATATGTTGTGCCAACTATCTTCTGTAGCAACCGCAGGTCCACACTCAAATAGGATAGACTTTGGATGCCATTCAGATATTTGAAATCCACGTTCCGGTTGCCACGACAACGGCAATTCCCCAAGTATAGAATCACCAATATTGCCTATTAGTGCTGCACTCTCGTGATAATAGATTGGGTAATATGTCTTTTGAGGAGCAAGGCTTGGATACCAGGAAAGGAAAACATCTCCCAGTGTTCCTATGTTAAGACCACCATCCGAATTACTTATCTGATGCCAAACTATAGGGAAGTAAGACTTTTGAACCTGTCTATTTGGCATCCATGATAGGAATACATTTCTATCAGCCTCATAGTCAGTGATTATGTTTCCATAACCCAAGACACCTTGTCTTTGGTTGCCAGAGTGCAACATCTGCCCATGAAGCAGAGAGAAGTCCATCTCCCATATTGAGAATAGTTGCCTACCATATATCAGATACCAGATAGTTCCAGCGGGGACTGTTTTCTGCATGACAGGTTCAACTTCGGCTCTAACTAAACTAGGGACAGAAGAATCGACTAGCTTTAACTGGTATGCTCCGTCATGCCAGAAATTAGCCGTGACCATGTAGGAATCAGGTTCACTCAATCGACCTTGGCGTGATAGGACAAGTAGTTTGGAAGCATTATCTGTAACTTGGATAGATTCACAGCCAAGTTCAACCATGTCGTCGGAGAGGCGAGCAATGGTGCCTTTGTAGGAGGCTCTCTTTAACGCATATCTGATTCTGTTTCTATTCCAAAGAAACGACTTATTGTCATCCCACTCATGCCCAACAAGATCCTTAATTAGAGGCAAAAACTTATCATCGGCTTTGTCTATGCTAACAAACTTTAGATATTCCTCTATTGTCCCGCCAATATGCTCAAGTTCATCATCTATGGCGCCAAAGAATCTTCTTGATACTGTGTCGGAATCTAGCCTACGCCATATTTCAGGAACTCTTGCTATGAGTGGGTATTTTGCCATTATTATCCTACGGTCACGCTAATGTCGCCAGCAACAAAGATTTCACCAATCCCTGCCTGTTGATCTATTAGCGGTGTCACGAAGTTGACGTATTTAACTCCAGCGGTAGCGGTTATTGCAGAGAATAAATCTCCGAAAGAAAAAGTCCCTGCTATAGTCTGATTATCAACAGATAGCGCCGTCTGAATCTTGGTTACAACCTGAGAAATAACAGAGGCAGATTGATAGCCTGTCTTAATGCCTAACGAACAGGTTACGTCAAGCGCAACTTCTACGGCGTCAAGGATAACGTAACGTCCTTCCCAATCTCCTAGATGTCCGTATATCTCACAAATTGCCATAATGTCGTCTATCATGGTTCCGGGAAGCGGGCCGCCGCCTTCAGGAACAGCATATATGACAACATACAGGTGAGGCATTTCGGGGACTGTGTTTCTGTCTGCGGCCTGAACATATTTTACGCCAGAAACGTGTTCTTTAATTAGCGTGTTATAGTCTACCTTTGTTACTCCACGCCGCTGTATCCTGGATGCTTCGGGAATCCTAAGTCTTAGTTCTTCTGTGTCTTCAGCCGGACCTCCGCCTCTTAACGGAAGAAGATTAGTTACAGAGATAACACCTGCAAATGCGCCAGGAACATCAACAACAACATTTTCTCCGCAGTTTCCGTCTGTCCCCGCTGTAACGATATAGTTTACGGTCATGTCTCCAGTGAATGTGTTTACGCCCTTGGTTCCGTCGCCTAACGTCAAATAAACCACATCTGATGTGTCGTTTGGTCCTTCAGCCATAAGATTAAGCTGGAAATGGTTGTCTGTAGCCGTGCTTTGCCAAAAACTGTCAACTTCAGTCCATGTAATGACGGGATCTGCTCCTGTTGTAACAGTTACAGTGTTAGCGCAAACACTCTCGCCTAAATTGTATGTCCTTTTGTTTGTTATGTCTGACAGGTCAAAATCTGCCTGTGTAAGTGTCAAAGTATTAAGTGTTCCCTGAATCACAGGGATCTCAACGGAACTTTCACTAACCTGAAAAACTATGTCTGATGTTGAAAGATAAGTAAGAGCGTCAGACCTATAAAATGGCGTATATTGTGGAATATCAAGATCAGTCGAAGGGAAGTCGTCACCTTTGGTTGCAGTTAAGTAACCTTGTGCTCCAGACGCTAAAAGGGCTTTCTCGTCAACCGTAGTGGCCTGATCTATAAGTGACTGTTTGAACTTAGCGTATTCAATACAAGTCTCCTCGTAAGCCTCATCCTGGTAAAACGCCAAGTAATCAGATTCGCTCGCAAGTAATCGTGTCAAAACATTAGCAATACCCGAATAATTAAGGTCCGTCAGTTCAGGAAGTTCGGTTCGTATCGCCGTCATAATGGCTTCAAGCCTAGCCGTAAAGTCGCGGCCTACAAAAGTTGTATAAGCGGTTGTTGCCATTTTTATTTACTTGTCCTTAAAAATAGTTTGTAGAAAGCTGATTCCGCATCCTTGCTACGGACGGCATCCTTAATGTCAATCCAACAGGCAGTTCCCTGTTAGGGTTCATTACCGATCTGTGTGCGCCGCTTTTAGCTTGGTCCTGGACATACATCTTGGCTATTACCCACCAAAGCCTAATGTCTCCGTAGTGGTCGTTAGAGATGAAGAACCATGTGTCTTTATGAGAAGTCGTGTAAGCGTAATCATCTCTCGCGTAAGGAATGTTTTTCCGTCTATATAGCCGATTATATGATGAGCCGTTTTTGGTGGCGATAGGATTGCCATAATAACGGCTGAAGTAATCGTGACCGCTCGCATCCCTGTCCTGGGATTGATACTCAGTATCTCTAGTTTCTGATGGTGTCACAAACGGAGCGACAAGATTTCCAGGGACATTGCTTGGGATAAAGTTAATCGAAACGTGGACGTAAGCCTGGTTGGTCTGTGTCCATCTCGATGTTACTTTCCATTCTACGTTGTCTTCGGGAACACTTGCCCTTTTCTCCCAACGTGCGGTGGAGGTATTAAAATATAAGGTTGTGACAATCCTTGTCTCATCAGTATCGGGGTCGAACAGTACATTGTGAACGAAACTACCAAAGTTAGGCAGTGTGTCGTATTCGCCGACATTGGTGAGAATAATGTGATAAATGCTCTCCGCAATAAGGTTTCTTCGTGCGGGCACTGTTTCGCGAGCGGTCCAGCTATCGGACATATATGCCAAGTCAACGGAACAGGCGTTTAGATTCCCTTCGCTCCAGGTAAAATCCTTGGTAATAGGATCTATCCTGAGAGGGAACGAGATGCCTTTTCCGAGAAAACTATTGTTCGTCAAACTTACTGAAATAGCTTTTTACCCCCTCTATTAGAGGTTCAAAAAATTCTTTCGGGTCTTCTTTAATAGCTTGAACAATCATCTGTTTGGTAACGTATATTGCGTCTTTCTTCCCAAGGAGTTGTTGTTGCACGCCTCCAGCGGTTAGGAAGATCGCCTGTTCCTTTGAACTCATGAGGATGCTAGGGTCACACTCACCGGGGCTTCCCCCTGCGAACATGGAAAATATGCCTTCTCCATCTTTTGCAACTGAGATCCAACCTTGCCCATTAACATCCAGAAATCCGCAGATACAAATACCATTTTTGGATATTTCACTTGGCATCGGCGCTGTCTGGGCCATAGCTGATTTTGTTCCTCGTGTCGCTCCCTTGCGCCATTTACTCTCGTCACCCTTCTTTTCTTCTTCGTCCTTGTCTTTTCCTGGTGTGGCCCAAAAAAAACCTGCTCCTGTGAAATCAACCATGTGCATAGATTCCTGTTGGCCGTTATCATCAAAAACCAAGGAGTGACCGGCTTCTGTCTTAATAACACGTATCCTTGTGCCTTTCCTGAGATCCTGATCTATAATTATCTTGGCTTCTTTCGGTATCAATTCCTTGCCAATCTTTTCAGGCTCTTTAGATACTCCAGGACCAGGAAAACAAACAGGGTCAAGGTAATTCGGCATAAAAAAGGTTACAAATACTGGTTGACCAGGAACCAAAGGCCACCATTGTCCAAAGTCTCCATCGTTGTAAAACGTGCTTACAGGTATCGAAATAACTTCGCACCACTGTAGCCAATTCTCTTTACTAACATGATTAAGACCTGTACACTCAACCTTAACTCTGCCCCTGCCTTCAGGATCTTTCAGGTCGCGCACAACACCTAAGTGTAAACCATTGGATTGCATCATGTGTTCAGGTTCGCCCGGTATTGTAAGTTTGTTATTGCCTGATGACATTATCCAACCATGCTATCTATGTTTGGTGGCGGAGCCGATGATTGTGGAGAGTAGCTGCCGTCTTTCTTAGATTCTTTCTTTTCTTCCTGGACCCACTTGTTAGATTGGAAACCAGCAATCTTTAGGTGTTCTCCTGCCGCCCTACCCTTTTGCAGTTTCACTCCCCATCTGAAGTCAATCAACATCTCGTCGCCTTCTTCTTCTGGTTGTCCAAAAACAAAAGTGTATTGGCTTTCTCCGTCTACGTCCCTGCATTTTATTGTGGCTGAATCTTTCTCATAGATGTTGGCATACATGATGATAGGCTGTTCAATAGGTTTTCCGTCCTTGCCAAGAGTGGCCCGCATTAATTCACACATGGTATGATAGCCGCTATCAACTCCCCATCGCTGCGAGGATTTTTTGACGTACCACTTGCCGCTTCCTTCAGGCCCAACATTCTGGACTGTGACACATTTCTTTGCTTCAAGACCGGGAAGTCCTATACATTCCAAATGACCATAAATAGTTGAATTGCCCGCTTTCTTTTCTTTCTGGTTCATTTGGTTTTCGGTTATCTCATTGGCTATGGCGTTAAGATCCGCCATCATCCTCCCACCCAACGAACTGTCAGCCTTGGGGAAATTCCCTTTTAGTTCGCCCGGTTTCTGCCCTCTAATTGGTGTCTCTCCGCCGCCTTGAGCAGACTTTTTACACTTAGCCATGCCCATAACCCAATTAATCCCTGCGTGCGCTGTCTTGTTGTGCATAGGGATCTTCTCTGGGCCTTTTTTCGGCTCCTCTAGTTCAATCTTCCCTTTTATTTTTCCACTCTTGAATAGTGAATCCAGCGTATCAATGATTTTGGGATCAACTTCAGTGCTACCGGCGAAAGTTGTGCCTGTAAGCCTCTCTGTGCAGTCCATCCCAACAACACGAATCGAACAAGCCTTGGATGTATGAAAACCTTCCTCTTTATCTTTAATCGTCATGGTTACAGGCTTGCTCATTTTGCCGTTCCAGTAACCATATCTAAGTGTAATTTCTGATTCTGTTCGTAAAGAGCCTGACAGTTTCCCTTCAGGGTTCCCAAATTCAGCGGTAAGTGTAGATATTCCTTCTTCAACGTCATCAAGTTGCCACATAATGCAAAGTTTGGTCATGTCTTGACCGTTGACGGTGATACTAAAATCCGGTGTCATTACTCGACCCATTACTTCACCACCCTCATTGTTAGCTTTATCTTGCCCTGATACGGAAGAAGTGAATTAGGGTTAGCCAGATAGTCGGTAGAAGCGTCAATGTGCAATAGTATAACCGTTTCGTTAATATAACTGCCCATGATAAACTTTAGCTTGGGTGGCCGTTTAATAAAGCCTCCGACCTTTGCGTCTTTCATCTTAAATAACTGGTCAACAACTGTCTTTACGTTATTGTCGCCTCGTTTGGATCTGCTAACATCAAATTCAATCTTTATTTCTTCAGAATTACCGCATCCGAATTCCTGTATTGGAGAGTTACGCCCTGCTACACGAAGCTGATTCCACGGAACCGAAACACTCCTGTCCGTTTTTGATGGGTTCCACTGAAAACTGTAACTACCGGCTCCGCCTTCAGTGTCAATCAACATACAGGACGTATTTGAGTGCCAAGCGTCAGTTCCCATTAGGTTACAAATCCCATCGGATCTCCGCCGTATCCATGATAATTAACGTCACGGTTCTTCTGTATGATGTCGGCTACAACCTGTGCTATTACTCTGCCGTCTAGTTGCAGACGATTCTCAATCTGTGATGTAAGCGTAATTTGAGGAGCGCCCTGCCCTGCTCCACCGTAAGACATGAACGGCACTGCCATACGCTCTGACAGGCTCATATCGTTAAATCCTTCAGGAGCGGGAGATGCTCCAGGAGGAGTCTCGAACTTCGGGATATAGGGAGCAACTTTCGCCTTTATGCTGTCAATCGCAGATCCTATGTCACCGATTAGTTCAACAATCTTATTCGGCAGATAATCTATTGCCGCATAAACTTGCTGTGCATACATGTCCCATGTCGCTCCAGCTTCTTTTAATGGACCAATTATGCTGTTATTCCAAAAGTCACCTAACGATTGCCATAAGGTTCCTGAATCCCAAGTCGTCATTGCGGAACCGGAGATGCTATCCCAAATAGGAGCCAATAAGTTTCCAATTCCAGTTACGGTGTCGTAAATCCCTCCCTTTATAGCTTCTGGTCTTGTCCAAAGTGGTCTTTCCAAAAAGTCGTTGAAACGCCCTGGTTTGGGTTTAACTTTTAGTTCGTTCCAAAAGCTCTTAGCTATGTCAGCTATTCCCCCTCCAAACCATTCGACAATATCCATAGTTGTGTTGCCAAGGTCTTTTGCAAGCGACAATACAGTAGGAGCAAGCCAACCCGATGTTTTGCCTGTTTTGGCTGTTTCTATCATCCTTTCCCGAAGCATTTCAGTTTCCGCTACACCGAATTCTGAAATTAGGTGTTCCTGGTGCTCTCTAATCCAATCGTGAACCTTGGAGGGACTCCATTGATCTCTTGCGACAGCCCGTTGTGTGCTCATTAATGTTGTTGCATAATTAAAAGGCCCAGAAATTGCTTTTGCTATAATGTGCGCCCCAGGCCAATCTGATATTGTTGTGCTAAAATTTTGTAATGAAGTTGAAACTCTTTCATAAGCTGTCCCCGCATCAAGTAATGTCTCTAACACCGTCTTTGTTAGGTCAGCATCAACGGAATTGGCGATCTTGTCTTTCATCTCCTTGTATCTAGTAGCGAAACCTTCGGAAGTAACAGACCTAATCAACGGTATCCAGTTTTTTGAAACACCAAACTCTTTGACAATATTGAAGCCTTCAGCCTCAAGGTCTTTCATAATCCCGCCCATAGCTTTTAAGAAATCAGGCGCAATATCTTCGTCACCCATGTATTTGTTAACGAGCTTGCTTCTTATGGCGTTCATATATTGGGTGTTATGGTCTTTATTCAGCTTCTTTTGTTCAGGCGTAAGGTTTAGTCCCTTAGTGTCTCTCCATAATCCTGTTCGTTTCATAATCATCTGAGCAAAAGGATCGCCTTCACCTTCAAAAAGGTCTTTAGCCCCTCTGCCTGATTGCCCTGGTTGAAAGCCTAAGTCAGAAGTCGCCGCCACAAGCGCCAATGAAGCTGGCATAGACCATCCTCTGTCCAATACCGACGGAAGGATGTATCTAAATGCGGACTGTATGCCTGGACCCCATATAGCTGAAACAGCAATGGTCTTGCCAATTTGTGCTGCTATGCCCTGTGACAAGCCTCCAATGTCAACATTTCCAAATCCTTTTACGTCAGCCTTGCCACCACTTTGGAGTTGTCTGGACACCTCCTCTGGCAGTTTAGTCATAAAGGCCAACATGGTCTTGGTCATAAGTTCAGCAGTCTTCTCGACACTCATCTTGGAGATCATCGAGACTTTAATTGACGCTTCATTCATCTTCTGCATATTGCCAAAACCAATAGCTGAAACATCAAATGCGCTTGCAGTCTGCGTCATAGCCTGTATGTATGATTCTGCCGAGACAGTCCAAAACTTCTGGGAAAACATCTTTGCGGCAAATTCAGTGTCTTTTTTAAGGTTTTGGTCAAACCCCAATGGTGACAGTTCGCCTAAACTATGCGCCATCTTCTGTCGTGAACGACCCAAACCAATGTCTGTCGCTCCGTATTGCGCCGCCTGTATTCCAGCAGACCACATCCTGTATCTTAACAGGAACCAGGGAGCCTTCCCCCAAATGGAGTCCATGAGGAAATTACCTGTATCATCAGGAGCCATCTTAGGCTTTCTGCCGCTTCCTCCACCACCTGGCTGTTGGAACGGTATAGGTTCGCCCGCCTTGTTAACCTTCATGGGAGCTATCTGGTAGCCCTTGGCGGTTCCCATAGCAACATTGTATCTCTCAACTGCGGTAGATAAAGCGCCTAATGCGGAGGCTGCGGCTGATGCTTTGGCAGGAGTATCGGTAATGGCCTTGTTGAACAGTTCAGCGTTTCTCGCAGCGGTTCCCATAGAAGATGAGCCTTTAAAGAAGTCACCTAGTTTAGCGCCCTTTACTCCCAAGTCTTTAATCGAAGCTGCGGCATTACCAAGAGCGGACAAACCTTTAGCAAAGTTCATTATAGGCGCAATGGCTCCTGTAACAGATGTTCCAACACCAACTAACTTATTGGCTACAGCCTCAAATGAAGCTATAACGTGCTTGTTGGCCTCTACAACCTGTTGAACACCGTCTACCTGATAACCAATGCCAATAGTTTGATCCACTTAACGCTTATCCCTTGCCTTTTCAGACTGTTCCTTTTCCCAATTCCGCTGCTCTAAAAACATCTTCCAGTACTTCCTTCTCAACCTTGACGGCCACGCCATCACATGCTCTGGTAAGAAGTGGTAGTGATACATGAAGTTGTGAACTTCCCATTCAAGAGCCTCATCCGTATATCTCGCTTCAGGAAAGAACGGGGCTAGGTTCTTTATCCCCTTGGAAGCAAAAAGCCCCTGTGTGTCAAAAAATTTGACACCTCTTTGTATGAACAAACAGTACAAGCGATGTTGGCAACGGCCTTGTATCCGCAAATCAACTTTTCCCTTGTCTCACGAATTGCAAGGTGATCCGCTTGAGGCAAATTAATTACGTCCTCGTAGGTCGGCGGTTTACCGTCTAACTCCTTGAGAACCTGAAAATCGGCCTGATTAGGATCTGAGTTGCCCGCAGCCTCAAGACCCATTAAAAGCTGTTCCTGTCTCCCGTCTAGGAAACCAATGGATGCTTTTACCTGAGTCCTTGGGAGCGTAATCTGCAAAACAGGATCGTCTTGTCCCTGTAACGCCTTTGGGAGAGCGACAACCTCAAGTTCAGTAAGATCTTTTTGAGTATGAATTGGTTCACCACATCTAGGACAAACATTATAAAGGTGTAGAATGTTGCCATTATTGAACTTGTAGTTTTCAACGCTAATCCATTCCTGGTCAGGCACTTTGAGGTCGAGTATCCCTTCTCTACCTGGCTCTTTCTTCCCGTCTATCGACACAACGATACAGGCCAGAAAGTCAGGTATGACCTCAAATACCTTTTTGCCACGGCGAGCAAATACCTTGTCAGCGTATCCGTCGCCTTCCTGAATGACTATCGCTCTCCCAAAGGGAGTTTTGAAGCTGTTTTGTTGCTTCTTATACTCTATCAAGATTACCTCTCAATTTTATAGGCATACTTGATTTCAACTTCATCTATTACGTTTTTATCCCAGGCGTTAGAGACTTTATTAGAAGTCCCGTTGTCTGTGACAAAGCAGTAATAAAACTCAGTCGTCCTCACGTTTATGCCCGCATTATCCATCTCGTATAAACTTGCGTTCCTAAAACATGCGGAGATCGGCATACCGTTACCGCTTTGTGCATCCTGGCACTCAGTCATCCACTGGTAAAAGTAGAGTCCGCCCGACCCACTATCGGGAACAACAAGTTTCAAAATCAATTTATCGAAGGTTAATCCACCGGGTTCAGGGAACGGGTGATTCTGTCCTGCGCCTTGGTGTTCGCGTACGGCGATCTTGGCCTTTCCGGGGTTACATTCCTGCACCCTGGCTGCCACGAGGCCGTTAACCTCAAATCTGTATTTCCACTCTGCTATGGTGTTAAAACCGTAGTTGTCTTCAGCCATTGTGTTATCCCCTTATCTTACGTTCCAGCCAGACAGTTCATAAAGATCCTGGAACTGCTCAAAGGCTTCTCCAGCGCCGACAATACCCATGTTGAACATGAGGTAGTAAATAACCTGAGTAGGCTGTATGAGCGCCCTACAGTGGTATTTGCCCCTGCTAATATCCAGGCCGGTATTGATAACCGCATTAAGCAGATTCCCTTTGCCATCCCAGTAAGCATCTCGATCTGTCTGAATCAGGAAATCATATATTTGGTATCTATCCTTAAACTCCTTGAACGCAGGTTCGAGTACTCGATGTATCTGCCTCCATGTCATTGGATGGTTGGGGTCGAACAGGAATGTTTCCAAGACCGGAAGTATCATTCTGTTTGCGGAGGTTATGAACCTGACCACGTTTAGGTTACGCAGGGCTGTAGGAGGTATCCACGTAGTCCGTTGTTCCCAAAACATCGCTCCCTGTATTCCCTTGATTCTGGAAATGAACAGGTAGTTAATGCCGTTATCAGCAAAAAGGTCAGCATACCCAGTGGAGTTGTAACCCCTAATGTCGTAGTCAATTCCTTCACAAAGAGTTACCTTGCCACGTTTCGGGCCTACAGGAGCATAACTTGTGTTATACAGGTTATCGGTCTTACATAGACATGCCGCTAAGTGTCCAAGAGATGAAATATACTTACGGGTATTGTCCATATCATCGTACACGAGAGGCCGACCGTAAAAAAGTGAGAATCTGTGCGAGTTCCACGCACCGAAGCCGTAACCTATTCCAAGTCGCCAATTTAGGGCTTCAGCCGGTGTCATGTTCGCAGGAATCTCACCATAGGCAATCATGTCCGCCCTAAGTTCGACGTAAGCGATTAGCGCCTGATAAACCGTAGCTGAGTTGGTTCCAGGAATCATAATGTCCATCGCAGGGTTCCAAGTCTGGTCAGCGGCATACATCCCTGTCTGTGCAACAGCGTTACCAATCCAATCTGACTCAATCATGGTTCCGCCGTCTGAACCACCAGTAAGCGCATTTCCTGTGGTATTCTCTACAGGTCTATTAGTGTATCCTGCGCTTGAACTTTCAAGGTCAGTCAAATAAATCAGTTCAGATCGTTGATTCACATAATTAAGGACATAATGGTCTGAGGTAGAATCCATGTTCACATCAGAAAATGTCTCTGTAAGTCCCTGGTTAGAGTAAACCACCTTTAAAGTGAACGCTGTGTCTGACTGAAGCGGAGAAGGCCAGATTTGAACCAGCACGCTGTCGCCCCAGAGTCCAGGGTTTCTTGCATCTACCTGGAGGGTCGGCTGAGTAACGCCTGTGGTTCCCTCAATCAGCGTTGTGGTTAATCCTAGTGCGGTCAAACAAGTTGAGCCTGATTGACATTTAATAGAAACGCTCGCCCCTGTTCCAATAGTCAGAATCCTAACCGCTCCACTAATGGAATAAGCGGTGGCTAAGACTAATCCCGCCAACTGAGTGACTATCTGGCTAGAGGTTAGTGTGAATGATCCTGAACCTTCTCCCGCAGTAACAAGAGTAAAGGTCTGGTCCGCTGTTCCGTTAATTGCTATGACAAGTTTATTCGTTCCCGCAACAGCCGCAGTAACCGCCTCACTAAAGCCTAAGGTTGAATATGCGTCGTTTGACACTGCGCTAACCGTTAACCCCGCGGTTACGGTGTTAGCAACAATGTAGACTTTCTCATCGGCTGTAGCGCTTGCGGTCAGGTCTGTAGTCTGAGCATTTATGATGTCTGCCACTTCAGCCGCAGTGACTAGCGTATCAGCAGGGAACGTAACAGTTTGGGGAGAGCCTGCCGCTACGGTAATCTTAAACTTATCATTTATGCCTGTTCCAAAGTTGAACGGTCCAACTTCCGTCCCTGTAATGCTACCGGCTGCCGCTGGAATAAACGTATATGGCCCTGTAGCCGCAGTCATTGTCGCACGAGTCGCCGTTGAGCCTCTGTCTGAAAGTGTTACGCTCGAAGTTAACGCTGTAATGCTAGTTGCATCCGCTGCGTCCGTATAATGCACAACACGTATGATTATTAGTCTTCCGCCCTGTCTCAGCGCCATTTCAGCGACGAGAGGATCGTTAGACCACGTTACTTTGTTCCCAAATTTTATTCGCAGTTCATCAAGCGATGAAACCGCTGTTGCTGTTGCAACCGGCCCTCGCTCGAACTGACCTATCATCACCACCCATCCGAGCAACACTTCATCAACGAACATGCTCAAATCGGTAATGCTGTTTATAACTCTTGCAGCGCCTAAACTCATCTGAGTTCCTCCTTATCCCTCGATCCGTAGTTTCTTTTCATGCACCAACCGTTTTATAAAGTCGTATGGTAGAAGTTTCCCCAATATAGGGGCAGATGTTCGGTTTGATGACAGTTTCGGTCCCAGATCAATGCCCGTGCCGTCGGTGAGAGGGATATGTTGAGGACACGGTTGAAGGTTCGTTATTATCTTGTAGCCTGGGTTCACTTCTCCTTGTGGAATCGGTGATACCAACGGCGTTTCCTCTATTGTCACGTCAGTCTTTTCCTTTGCCATATTAAATTCCTTCGTAATTATTTTCAGGTTCAATATCGAAGAATATTTCTTGAATACTCGAAGTGTCGTAAGCCTCAAGCCGGTCAATCCAAACTGTTCCAATTGACAAAGACGTAACAGCGGCAAATAGAGGCACATCTAGTTCGTCCATGTTTTCAATGTCACCCGTAATAACTACTGGATGTTGACCCTCGATAGTCGGTGATAGACCGGGAGGGAACGCCTGTAATATTCCAAGCTGTAATTGGTCTGCATGGGTCTTTTTGGTAGCTAGAGCGTGGACATGATAAAAAACTGTTATAGGTGTGGGAAATGGTTTAATTGTGTAACTTACTGGCCCTGTGGCTGTAACGCCAATAGCGTGTGACATCTGAGGTGGAACGTCTATTGTTGTTTCTGTGGTAGAAGGAACCGCAATCTCTATCGCAGGTCTTGCCCTATCAGAATCAACACGAATGTACATCCTCGCAAACGCCAGGCATGGGAATACTGTTTCTCCCTTTTCCCTTTCGGGCCAATAGGAGTAGACCTTCATTGGATTACCGTTATGAGTAATCTTTGAAAGTCTATTAAACATCCATGTATCCAGCGTATCTAGCACTAAAACGGCACCTCGTCAGGGTTTCTTAACCGTCCCTGCCAGTATTTGCTCATATAGTAAACTCGACCCAAAGCCCGTGATGTAGCGTTGAAGTAGGTGTTAAAAACTAAGTCTCCCACCTTTTCCCTGGTGTCTGAAACAAAAGGTCTTCCTTCCCTACCCATCCTGGTTATCTCTTTCACTTCTTTGGTCTTTGTTTTGTATTTCTGCGTCCCTTTTTTGGTAAAGCCATTCTTCACATCATACGCTACGGTTTTAGTGTTGAATTCTTGTCCAGCGCCTCCCTCAAGGCTATGTGCAATATCAGCTAATTTACTAACGTCGTGGTGACTCATTCTTGGGCTTGCGCTATATACACCTTTTCCACTTGAAGATTTAGGAGGTCTTTTCCTAACCTTGGGAACAGCCCTTTTCCATGTGCGCTGTTGGAGATAACCTGGGTATGTGGCTCCTGGGTGCCAGCCGACTTCTCCACCAACACTATTAGGCAGGGAGATTTTAGTTTCTGATGCGATGGAGTTGTGCAATAAGCGAGTTCGGAACAATACTCTGGTGTCATAACCATGTTCAGCTTTCCATGCGGCGTATTCTGGTTCATTTGCTGCATAATCGTTATTAACCATCGTATTTTTCATCTCAGTAACTATCTGCTTACCAAGACTCTTGGACGCTGCAATCAACACTCCATTAAAGGTATTCTCGAAGTTTTTACCTCGTTGAAGGAAACTCAAATCTTCTTTTCGGATTTTAATGTTAAGTTTCATCTAGGTCGTATCCGAATCCTTCGCCTCTAACGGTGCTATCAAGTTCAACGGCTTTTCTTACATGAACATAAGTAATAGGATCTGTGGCTCCCTGTGGTCCTACCTTAACGGTTAGCGGATAACCCTTACAAAGATCCCATCTTTCGTCACCCTTGCGAAAATATGCGTCAGGTTTAAACTTTGCTATTCCCTTGTTAACCAACGCCTGTGTCTCGAACAGCCATATACTTTGCTCACCGTCCATTGCACCGGCTACACCAAGGCTTAACCCTTCGGCTTGTCGTTGAAGGTCAGTCCACTCCATGCACTGCAAGCTAAAAAGTTCCACGTTGTCTTCGACATAAGCGACTTCCGCTCCATGTCCAAACTGGAAAGCCTTGTGAACAATCCTAAAAACGCTGTTCTTGACATTTTCTCGCACTATACGAGTCTCCAGGGCCAATGGTCATATTGTTGGTTTCTTGCTATAGATCTAACTCCGCAACCAGGCCAGGGAGGAGCAGGGTCAGCGTCGGTCCCGCTAGGGATAATGCCTGCCCCTTTGCCCGCTGTAGTCTTTAAAACCTCAATAGCTTTCTGTAATGCTCGAAAGAAATCTGACCGGCTTGGTAACTTCGTCGTTTCTGGCCCTGTCCGTAGTTCCTGCACTTCGTCTGAGTAAATCAGTGCTAACCTTGGGACAATCGCCTCTAGCGTCAATGCGGCTACATACACCCGTTCCTTGTCGTTTAAGTTGTTCGGGTCAAACCCCTGTGAAGCGATTTGAGAATCAATCACAATAGGAAGGTCTGTTACCAAGTCTCCATCAATGTGAAGTATTGGTCGAATGTTGATTTCGACAAGTTGTTGGATGTCTACAGCCATTATAGTTGCGCCTTAACCTCTGCCTGTCGGTCCATCAGCTTTTTAATGAGGTCTTTTTTGCTATCGTGTTTATCCGTCTTGGCTCCAAAAGCGGCAACGGCTTTCTTTAATGTGAAATAGGCCATAGATTCAGCGTCTTCCTTCGTATAGAAACGGTAAGCCAATGCTTCGTCACCTGGAACGCTAAGGTTAATATCAGGCTCAACCGCAATCACTTCAGGAGTTATCTCAATAGCGTCTTCTTGATTGGGATCGTCCCTAACCTCAAAGATTACAAGCCCTCCTCCGTTTAGCCAATTTCTTGTCATACGCCCGACTGGTGGAACATAAGGAACTACGTCATCACCTGTAATGGACAAAGTTGTTTCGGGATCTATAAAACAAGTCTTCTGATTTTTGAGCCTGATATATTTCATGTGTTACACCAGTGGCGCCATCCAGGTTGGGAATCCGTAACCTGAGAAAAGTTTACTCTTGTCTACAACGATCCTCGAAAGGCGCTGGACATTGACAAAGCCGGACATAATCGACACGACCGATCCTTGTACCTGTCTGCGTATGATCCTCTCAGATTCAACCAGGAGCGGTCTGAACACGCAGTAAAGGAGCGCCTGTGACGGATCGAAAAGAAGACACTGATTGTCGCCAATAGATGAGCTAATGAAATGAGGAATACGGCTAGGAACGATTCTGTTTCTGCTCTCTACATTAACAGCGGCGGAACCAAGGCCACCAGCGGTAGGCTTGAATTCAGCGATGTTGAGGATGTAGTTAGACATCGTTTCCGACGTAACCATTGACTTCCAATCGTATCCAATCAGGTTTGAACGGGTCCAAAGAACCAGGAAGTCAGAAAAGGTCAAAGACGAACCTGTGCCTGTTCCAACGACTGTAGCGGCTTCTGAACCATCTGTCTGATCGCCAGAGATAAGCGCTGTTACGGCGTTTTTATAGAGCTTGGAGTTAAGTTCAAGTCCTACTCTCTCCATCCAACGAGACAGTATCGGGAAACTTACGGACAGAATCATTTCGTCCGACCAGGAGAGGCCAATACCTGTTTTGCGAATCTTGGTCGTTTTTGTTCCCCAGGTGTATTCGCTATCAGGAATAGTTTCAGCCTCGTTAACTGGCAGGTGTTGTGGATGCTCAAAATCTATCCAGGGAGAAACTACGTCCATGCTGTTGACGTTCTGAGTTCCCATGCAAAGATCCTGGTATTTAGCTGAAAGTCCAACACCACGAACAATGAAGTCTCGAATAACTTCAGGGGCAAGGTATCTAACGTCGCCCGCCAAGGTTAAAAGATGACCAAGTGTAAGGCTCGTGCTGTTAAGTCCGAATTCCTGGAATATAGCGGGAAAATCCAAAGGCTCGCCTTCACCATCAAAATATCCATGCCTAGCGCAGAAATCCTTTACGCTTACTTCGCGTCCGGGCGCTGCATCACTACCTCTATATTCATTCAACGGGTCTAGGATTTTCTCTTTAAGAGTGTGTCGAAGACCGAGAATTGCTGAATTATTATCCATTTCTGTTTCTCCTTAATCTTCCAGAATCTCGATAAGGTCGCCAGCGTCTCCGCCTTTGATGATAAGACAAGTGGGCGCTCCGTGACTTCCCGCTGTAGGCGCATAGGTCGCCGCAGTAATTCCCAACACCGCATTTGCGTGATGCGACGGTGCGTTTATGGTAAACGAACTGCCGGTGTTTACGGCGCTGATAGCGATTGTGCCCGTAGGTGTAATCGAAGCCACAAAATCAACGGCTGTAGCATTAATAAGAGCGACAGCGGCTACGAGTGTCCCTGTAACAAGAGTGAAGTTCTGAGGTGAACCACTATCTATCGTGATGTTAAAAATATCGGTTGCGCCTACGCCAAAGGTCATGTTAGGACCAACGGCTGTTCCTGCATGATAAGCTGCGGCAGGAGAGGTAAACGCATAAATTTTATTGTCAGGGCCATGCACACCAGGGCCAACAACCAAACTATCTACACCTGCAACGGCCTTGTCGTAACGGTGATTGTATTTCGTGGTTACGGTATAAACTGTGTCATTGTAGTAATTCGCTATTACCCTGCCAATATAGTTAGGGTCAGCGACTCTCGTAACCTCTACGATCTCCAGATCATCATTGATCCTAACCGGAGTACCCATAGGCAGGTTCAATGTGTCGCAGGTAAGGCTAATCCTTAGAACGTTTTCAGCTTTCTGATCCATTATTCTCTCCCTCCATTATCCTTTCGACCAAAAAGCGCCTTCATATCCTCGAAAGCTTCACTGTTATTGATCGTTTTGGGTTTTTCTTCTTCAATCGGAGCGGACTCTGCGGATCGCAGAGGACCAAATCTTCCTTCGGCTATTTCCTTGTAAAGATTCAGTTGCTCCTCAACAAAACCGAGATCCTGTGAATTTGATATTCGACCACGGATACGCTTGTCATTCTCTGACATATCGGCATCTGTAACTTTGGCTTTGTCAAACCATGACACGGCCTCTCTACGCTGAGAAACCAGGAAGGCTTCGCCATGCTTTGCGTATTCGAGTTTAGCCGGGAGCCTGTCGAGAATCTCTGCGCTTTTCAGCCCTTGCTCGTCTTCCAAAACCACGTATGGCTCCAGGTCTTTAATTTTGCTCTGATAAGCCAATAGCGCCTTGTGATTATCTAGCAATCCAGAAATTCTTTTTAGAATGTTGTCGGTCGCTTCGCGGAGTTGCTCCGGCAGCAGGGTGGCTTCGTCCAGGCTAAAGTCTACTTTAAGCAGGTTCGCCACTTCTCCCAAGTGAGTCATTACGTCGGCCATCTTGTGACCTCCTCTTTTAGTTTTATGTGGCGTTTTGGAACCTGTGTGGTCTAACGCCTTGGTTACGCTAGTTGCGTGATTCTTGATTGGTGAAGTTCTTGGTCCTGCATTGGGATCTGCGCCTTCACCTGTTGGCAGTATTGCCATGTGTCCTACATTAACTATTTTCTGCGCTATCCAGCGCACTTCTTTGCCATCAACTGTTTTACCCTGTTTAGAAACAAATTCTTCAATTTCCATTTCGGGGTGTGAGCGTGTAAACTCCGCTCTAATGCCGATAGACCCCGACCTGATTATTCCCTTTTGGATGCCTATAGCCGCTCTTTTATCAAACTCACAATCAACAACTACGTCGCCATTGATACCGGCCACTATGTCGCTTGTATCTTCCCATTCAGCGTTATCTATGTTTCCTGCGACATCCCTGGCTGAATCTGAATGATCCCACCTGAGATCGGGCTTATCCTTGTTGATTAGTGGTATCGCCGTTTTAAGGGCTTCCCCTCCGTTTGCGGTATAATCTACAAGTTGCGGTTGCCAGTAAGACGAATGAGGCCATGCTTTAACTGCACTTAGAAAACGCCATTTTTGCCTAACTACTCCGTCTGACGGCATATCATCGTCTTCGTCTTCATCAGGTTCTTGTTTGTCGGGTTCCTCTGGCTCTTGTCCGTCATGTTCCGCTTTAACTTCTATTGCCGGTTCTTGAGGAATTACCCTGACGGCGCAATGAATAACGCTGTCCATCTCATAGACATCTGCTTCTATCTCTGCATCGTAACGAGAAAAAGAGACTTTCATCTCATTTAATATTTTCTGTGATTCGTCCATCAACCCTCCCTTCTTTCATGCTAAGTTCCTTCTTCTTCCCTTTTCTGGAAACCGGAAGGCGATGGTCTAGCGTGAAAACTTCCTGCCCATCCTCTGTTGTGCGTTTATTTAAGATCAAGTTCTGTAATAGTTGCTTCATCAGAAAAACCATTCCATTGTGTTGTGCTATATGGATTTAGAGAATATCTTCCTTTTTGCTGGCTAAATGATGCTGTGTATGCGCCTGAAGTTACGGTCCTGTCATCAAGACCCAGGATTTTCCGTCCTTCTTCTGGTGTAGCAAGTCCAGCTTCTACCTGCATGACTACAGCCTGTGTCAGCATTTGCCGTGCTTCTGATTCTTTAAATACGTCCTTGAGAAAATCGTTGTTGTATTCAATCTCTACGCCAATATCACCCATTCCGCTGAAAGCCATGTTGAGTCTGTGACCATGTTCCAGACACTTTTTAACACCCAACTGATACAGGGTAAGGTTCCTCAACATCTCCTCGTAAACGACCTTTGAAAGACCTTCGCTGCCAGACGAGAATTCCCATCCAAAGAATATCGGGTGACGTTGAAGACCCGCAAACATTCCCTGTAAGACTACCTGTAGAATGTCTTTGGCTCCCTGTGCGGATGATTGTGTATTTTGGAACGTGAATTTTATGTTGTCGTAACCAATCCCAATTCCGTGGTTAAGGTTGTTTGTAATTGTGTCTGAGATAGCTTCCAAGTAAGCGCCAGCCTTTGCATCATATTCTGCCTGTGTCTCTCCTGATTCTCTAGGAGGAGCGTCAACTGAAGCTAACAAAACACCTAACCCACTGATTTTTTCCATCCACGATTTGATCTGCCTGTTAATGTTTTTGTGTATTTCACATGCTTCCAACGCAGACGCTATCGGAGGAACAGGGTAAGGTGAATCGTCTTTCAAGACCAATGCGTGATATACGGTTTGAATTGGGTTTAGAGGAACAAGTTTCCCCTGTTGGCTCTGGACAAGTTCAAGTGTGCCAGCGTTATCGGCATACCTAAATCGAAGTGATTTTATTGGAACCAGGAAGCCGCGGGATATTTCGCTTATTGATCTGTTGGGTGTCCACTCAACGCAACATGCCGCAGTTAACGCCAACTGTTTGAGGAGCGCACATTGTATTCCCTGTAACGATACCCTTTGTGCGAACTGATTAGCGCAATCTATAGCTTCGTTAGCTCTATCCTCAGAATCGGCTCTAACATAAAGGTTGTGACCTGATCCCATTCCCAGACTAACGGTAGTCTGAACGAATTTGCTCACATAAGGATCTGTTACAGCCACATAATTGATTACATCGTATAAACCGAAAGGAAATGTCGCTGGTATTGTGTATGATTCCCTAAAAGCAGGTGTGTTAAGCGCATCCTCGTCCCTGGAACGTCTAGGAACAACTCTAGGCAAACCTAAAGCCGCTCTCTGTCGAGGTCTTGCAAACAATTCCTTTATTTTAGATATTGCGCCTATGATGCCCTCGCCTTAATGAATATTGGCATACACATCGGCCCTGGTTGTTGTCCAAGGTCAAATGCGGCTACTGCGGCGCTATTCATCGCCATAGCAAAATGGTTAACTACGTTTGGACCACTATCGTAAACACGACGGGTCATGCCTGTGCTGGTGGCTTCATTCTTTGTGGTCAATGCTCGTAAGTGCCGTCGAAGATCCTCAACTGTAGCAAGATCTTTTCCTGAAACCATCTTCCTTGCCGGTAGCCAGATTTTGCCTTCCTGCATACGGTCAATCATGGAATCCAGGGCTTCGGTTCGATCCATAGAAACAGTGTCTATCTCAAAGAAGCCTTCGTGTGTTTCCACGCCACGTTTAAGTTCC